GAAGTAACATACTGTCCAAAAGAATTTGAAGCTGCGGAATCTCCAAAACTTAAAGCAGCTATATTACTTGTAAATGTCTTTGCTCCAGCTATAGTTTGAGTTCCAGTTCTAGTCACAACATTAGCGCCGTTCCAATTGACTGCTGTATTATCACCCAATGTGATATTGGTGCCGCTTTGATTCAACAAATATCGAAACGTTGTATTAACTGGATTTGGACCTAAATTCATTTATTTTATTTACACCTCTGTTTTATAAATCACTCCAATTAACTGTTATATTTTGCCACAGACTTGTTATACCGCTCCATATTCCGCTGTATACCGTATCCCTCTTCATTAGAAAACCTCCTGTTTCAGTAGCTTCAAAAGAGAAGTTGGCATTGAATTTTAACGTATCATTAACATTCATCGAATAATCCACGCTTTCTAGTTTAGCATTTTGTATTTGATAGTAACCAGTAACTAACTTTTTAGTATCGCAAAAAGCCACTTCAAAAGAATAACCAGATTCGCTTGTCAGAATTGATTGAAACTCTCCGCTGGAAATTCCAGACACTAAACACTGAATAGCAGCAGATCCATTCACTGGATACTCTAATTTTCTACCATAAACATAATTGCTTCCAAGTCCATACAAGTTGGTTCTAGATAAGTCTAAGCTCAAATTAAAGCTTTGCAAAATAGGATTAGCTGCGGCATTCAAACCAACACCCCCAACTTGCAAGTTCTGCAAAGAAAAACTACTTGCGTTAGGATTCACAACTGGAGCATTAAATTCATTTCTTCCCTCCACATTATTTGGTATGTATCCATCAATTAACGATAAATATAGTCCACTCAAGTTTAAAAAACCAGATCCACTATTATTACCAGAAACACTGTTGATCGCTGGAATTGATACAACGCCTCTCGTTAGATTCTCAAATCTAACATTAGAAGCAGCAAATCCCATGCTAACAGTTGGTATTGTATTGAGTGCAAAATCAACAGAGTAACTATTCAAGAAACAATTGCCAAATGTTAATGCTTGTATTCCGCTAAAGTTTACAGATGTCGGATTAACTTTAAAGTTATCAAATCCATCTTTTTGATCATCTGGGTTTACTATTATGTATATGTTTTGATCTCTGTTTTTTAAATCTTGCAAACAAGGTTGATAAGACTGAGCCTCGGCTTTAAAACCAGCTAATATCTCATTGCTGCAATATGGATTTAAATAATAAGACAGATCTATATTAGCTTCTGGAGCTTTAACTAAATTGTTTACAGCATATGATTGACTGCCTATCTGTTTTATTTTCTGATGCTCGCTTTTGATAGAAAAGCTACAGCTTTGAACCAATGGAAAAAGATTCGCAGCTTCTTCGCCAGTTTTCCAAGCTGGAAACTGCCCCATCGCTACAAATGCTGAGTTGCTTTTTAATACTTGTCGATTCATGTTCCTGTAGGTATTATGCCCAATGGGTCTTCGATTAAATTAACTTCTATATTATGTGAATCCACAAAATTCCAAGAATGATTCCAAGTCGGACAGTAAAAAACTTTATCTCTGTTGTAAACAGAAGGAATGGAATGCAAGAATCTTCTATAGCCACCTTTGTTTTCCAAGAAGTGCATGATAGCTTTTGCTTCTTTGGTTGTTATATTTGAAAATTTATATGATAGATTGATTGGCGCTAAATGCTTTCTATTCTTCATTCTTTGCGTGAATGAATTCTTAAATTCTATTTTGTCAACTTTTATAGCCACATCATTTTGCAATCCAATATCAGGCTCGAAGAAAAAAGCCTGAGTCCATTTACTTGATGCGCCAGTGGGACCGTCTACACCGACAGAAGCAGATGTGTGATCTCCAGAACAATAATAATAGTTGTTCAGTTTATTTTGACTTATGCCGCTGTAAACAACATCGTATTTTTTATAACTATATCCAGTGGACCATGTTTGAAGTGGAGAATTTACAAATGTCATTCCAGACCAATTAAAAAGATTCGGCGCTTGATTTACATCGATAGATATCGCCACTTCATAGTGGTTTTTATTTATATGGTTAACAGCATAGTTATCAGTTACTCCGCTGATTGTTTTGTAAAAATTGGAAGCATCTGTAAATCCATACAAGTTGCAGCCTGATCTACTTTCAATAAAGTCTACGAGTTTTTGAGATCCTGTTTGATCAAGATCAAATCTCAACTCAAACTTAGCATCCAAGCTGTTTATCGATAATGGAATCAAGTTATAATAACCATCTACTGTTTCATACATATTAGCTTTCGAAGAAAAGTTTACTCTTGATCCATAAACTGGAGTATAAAATAAACCAGTTAATCTATCTCCGCTGGCAATATCAATATTATTGCTTCTATCGTAGAATGTGTTCATGAGTGTCCTATATAATTTAATGTTAACTTAACTCCTCCATCCGCAGAGCTAGATAAAGATTCAGAAACTAAAGATGCTTTTGGAATTGTTAATTGTTGCAGAATCAAAGAGTTATCTCTGGATCTAATAGTGAATGATACTGTTTTGTTTTGGCGTGTGCTGAGAAAACCTGTGCTGCTCGATAAGAAAGCATCGTCAACATCTATTTGCACAGAAGCTGAGTATTCCATCACTGGCATAGTCACTATTTCTTTTGGGAAAATAGATCCTATTGAATATACTGGTCTTCTATCTATTTTTACAGAATAATCAAATCCCACAACTCGATTTGTAGAACTATTGTCGCATGTTAAAGATATCGATCCTTGTGTTGGCACGTAAACTGTTGGAGAAGCAACAGATCCAGCTGCGTTTTTTGTTCCAGTAACCATCGCATCATAAACAGTAATGTTGCTTGATACTTTTGGAATAGAACCAACTGCACAATTTACGATATACTCATTCAAATACCCACTTTGGAAACCATAACTGTTGTCTTCATAATTTATACTGCCGCTTATGTTGTTTGCGCCAGTGTAGTTTATCAATCCCCCAGAATGTATTAGGTTTTGAGATATAGATAACTTTTGTTCTGTGGGAGAATTTACAGTTGTATAGCCACCTGCAAAACCCAATGGTTTAAATACATTGGCTGAATTAGAATACGAAAGCTCTATACTCTCAACGCCGATAAGTTGTTGGCCTGAAATGTAAAATTGATTTTCGTAGCTGGATACTTGTCCAAACATATTATCTTCTTAATTGACCTCCCAATCTTTTTTCGTCTTGAAGGATTTTGAGAACAGCGTCTTTGATTTGTCGAGCCATTTGTTGTCTTTGGTCAGTTGGATTTCCGTTTGTGCTTTGGGTTGCTGCTCCAGTAGATCCTTCGACATTGATGGTGATGCTAGAAGCTCCTCCAGAAGCCTCGATAAGCTCGTCCAGCTTGGATATAAGCTTCTCGTTCAACTCTTCTGTCTTCTCCTCTGTAACGATGGTTCCTGCGCCAGCATTGAGTGCTTGTAGATTTCCAGCACCGATGTTTTGAGCGGCAGAGCGATTCATAACGAATTCGCCGCCTGAAAGCATCGCTGGAACTGTATCAATTCCACCCTTGAAAGGAATTGAACCTCCAGTGGCAAATGGTTTAGCGCCTTTACTCAACAAATAAGAATTAATAGAATTATCTTCAGCTAACTTACTAAGTTTTTGCGCAGCAAGAGCTTCTATTAATACTGGATTTCCGAAAAATCTTGGATTTTGTTCTAGTTCTTGTCTAACTAATTCGAAAGCTTGCTGTCTATTCTTTAATTCTTTATAAGCTAAATTACTTAATCCATCAGTTGAATCTGAATAATCTGCGTAATTATCTGAAGGAGGTGCTGGTAAATACGCATCATCATTAAATCCATTATTCCCGCTGAAAACACTCGACACTCCAGAACTTGGAGATTTTGATATACTTTTAACTACCTCATCAACTACATTACCTTTCAGCACACCAGAAGCCAAGTTTGTTCTAGCCATCGAAAAGTAATCGCCAGCTTGTTGCATGTTTCCAGAAAACAATGATGAAATTCCAGATCCTACATTTCCAAATTTCTCTCCAACTCCAGACATTCCAGCGGTAAATTTTTGCCAAGTTGTTGCTTTTTCTGCCGCTCCAGCAACACCCTGCTGGAATCCTGTTTTTGCTATTCCGCCAACATAACTTCCTACAGCTGTCACGCCGAGCATAACAAGCTGTTTCTTAAATGCGTCTTTTTCCGCTTCCGCTTGTTTTCTAGCTTCTTCTTGAGCTTGTATTTCTTGAACATATAAACCAAAAGCTTGCTCTTTAGCTGCTCTAGTAGCTTCAGCTTGAGGGCTATTGCTTCTTCCGAAATTTGTTAATCTAGCGCTTTCTGCTTCTAAGTTTATAGAAGCGTAATTTCCCTGATTGACGATTTGATCTCTAGCTCCAGAAGTATAAGCTTGAGTTGCGAACTTAAGCAAGTTACCTGTTCCTTGAATTCCACCAAGTCCATAAGTTCCTGGAGTAAAGAATCCTCCTTTCCCGCTTTGAACTTTTCCTCCTTGAGCATAACCACCCAGTGTTCCATTGTTGATCGCTTCTAAGAATTTAGGTCCATATCTACCAACAGACTTTTTGTTGATAACATATTCGCCACCCATAAGCATTGCGGGAACATCGTCTTTGGTTCCTGATCCACCCGTGATCGGTCCACCAGATGCATAACCAAAGATTGATCCTAATAATCCAGAAGATCCTTCTTTTCCATTTCCAAGCAATGATGTTGCAGCTTTTTGCGAAAGATTTTTTATCATTGCGCTATTGATTTCTTTAACAAAGTTATAAGCAGCGCCTTGGAGAACTTCTCCAAAACTCTTTCCTTCTTCAATCATTTGACTGATTGCTTGAGACATATTATCCGCAAACATCTGCGGAATCTTTTCTCCAAGATTGTAAGCAAACATATCGACTTCATCAGTCATGGCTCTCAATGCCGTATTCATTCCTTCAAAAACACCACCTTCTTTTTTGCGCAGATATGTTTGATCTGGCGTTTCTCCAGTTGTTATTAATCCTTTGCGTGCTAATTCATCTCTTTTGTCTATTAGATCCTTCTGTGCAAGATACTCATTATAAATATTTTGGGCGTTGGTGTCTTTATATGCCATTGCTTTAGTAGCAAGTGATTCAACATTCGTACCTTCTAGAATGAGTTTGTCTTTTATTTTATCACTACTTATATCTTTAGAAGCTTTAACCTGTTGTCTTAATTCAGCTAATGTTTTCTGCTCTAAATCTAATCTTTTCTGAGATGATTCTAAGTCTATCCCTTCTTCTGATAGAGTTTTCTTTTGTTTTTCCAATTCAACGATTTTTTTCGCCCTTTCATACTCTGTAAGAGTGTAGTTGCTTTTTACTTTTTCAATATCTTGATTGATAGAAAGCATTCTCGCGGAATTGTCCAAGCTTAATAATTCTTGTTGATAAAGCTGAGTTGATTGTCTAGCTTCGATTATATTAGTGATATCGGCCTCAGTTCTAGCTCTCTTTGCAGCCAAATCTATTGCGCTCTGCAAATTCTTTAACTCTACATCTGAAAGAGCTGCTTGTCTTCCTTGTTCTTGTGTGATTTGTTGGTTTTTTACCAAAGCTTCCTGCAATAAAGGAATTAATTTATCCTTTAATCCTTGCGCGTTTATTCCAGCATTATTTAATCCTTCGTTGATTGCTTCGTCAAAATTTTCGGCCAATGGATCTAAATCTTTAAATTTATTTGTCAACTCATCTGCATATTTAGATAAGTTAGTTTGCTCCACGCCAATCGCGCCACTCAAAGCTCCAGAAATCGCGGAGTTTAAGTTTCTTTGCTGCTCCTCTTGATTTTTTAAAACTAAATTTGTTTTTTCATAAGCAGTATTTAACGCATTGATTCTTTTTTGCCTTTCATCATCATTGATGGTTTGGTCTTGTTCTATAGATGCAATTTGCTGTTTCTGAGATAATTCTAACGAAAACGCAGTGTTCTTAAATGCCTGCATTTTTTTCTCAAATGCTTGCTCCGCTCTGAATCTCGATGTATCAATCTTGAATTGCTTTTCAGACTCTACGGCTGCTTGTGATACAGCTTCTGCGTCTTCTTCTCTTTTTTTTATGACTTGAGTTAAAAACTGAAGCGCTGTTTCGAGATTGAAATCTTCTACATCAAGCATTGTCGCTAATTTAGAATCTTTTCCAAGTGGCACTTTATTCTCTACTGCATTTTTTATTTTATTCTCTGCTTGGGTTAAATCCTCAATACTAGATTTTTCAATCAGATCAGCTATACCAGCGAAATCAAACTTGTTTTCACTTTTCGCCATTTCACGCAGGGCAGTATTTAGACTTACATCTTCTGCTGTAGCTCCTCCCAATATAAGTTCTTGAAGTTTAGCTAAACCAGTTATATCGGTATTTTGCTGAACTTCTGTCAAACCTTTTATCAATCCCTGTAGATCTCCGTTGTTTAATATTCTAGAATCTTTGAGGATTTCTCTATATCCTCCTCTTGGATCGTCTTCGAAAGTTCCAGTGCCGACTTTATCTGCTTGCACAGTATTAGCCATCATAGCATCAATTATTAATTGATTAGAAGCTCCACTTATTACTGTATCCTTGATACCCTTTTTAACTTCTTCTGTTTCAACGTCAGTAAGACCTTGAATGTTAAGACTTTTAAAAATCTCTTCAGCTCTTTTATTTAATCTATCTTGAGCCGCTGGAGAATACTTATCTAAAGAAAACGCAGCTTTTTGAGCAGCTTCCGCGAGCATTATAGAAGACTTCGCGGCTCTTTCATTTGCTCCACTGAATTCATTATATAATTGTTTGCCAAACTTAAATGCTTCAAAAGCTATCATAGCGCCAGCGCCAATCATACCAGCTTTTCCTAAAGCTTTACCAAAACCGCTTGTTGATTCTGTTGCAATTCTCTGCGCTCCTTGATAAGCAAAAGCGGCAGTGCTTAATCCAGCGCCGAAATTAGTAAGTTCTTTTGTGACTACACCGAATCTTCCTGTTAAATTTTCTGTATAACCAGATAAAATAGAGAATGCTCCTTGCAATGCAAAGATAGTTCCAAGCATATCTTTTTGTTCGCGTGGTTGCGCACTAGATCTTGAGCCAGCTAAAGACGCAGTAGAAGAAACAATTGTTCTTTGAGTCATTCCACCTAAAGATGTTCTTTTTAATACATCTGCCGCTTTTTTTTGCGCTTGAGCCAAATCAGATGCAGATTTTTGAGATTTATTGTATTCTAAGTATATCTTGTCAAGCTGCTTTGCGAGTTTTTTATTACTTTGAGTTTCTAATACTCGCGAAGCAATTGCTTGCTGTCTTATGTTTAATTCTTCTGCATATTTTTTTGCCGCTTCTTGTGCCGCTAAAGTTAATTTTTTTGTTGATGGATTTAATTTTCCTAATTCATCTACTACCTGATCAATAGTTTTAGACCCATTTTGTAAGTCTTTAGCAAATTGATCTAAAGCCTGTTGAAACTTAGCACTTCTCGCTGGTATTGGCATTTGCCCCATAGTCGGCATTGCTGGAATTGGGGCATAATTTGGCACAAACCCACTTGCCGCACCATAAGTCTTTGGATTGCGACCTTCTTTGATAGCTCTATTAATACCTTGATAACCACCTGCTGGCTCATCACGACGATTTGCAACCATCAATCCCATTGGATTGCCTACGCTCTTGAGTGATGGGTTTTTGTCTACGTAGATTTGAGAAGAAGGAACTCCAGCAGCCATTTCTCTTCCAATAGCATCTTTTAAAGGATCTGCGAAGTTAGGGGTGTAGCCGTCAGAATAATTTTTTAATTTAGAAGATCCTTTGACATATAATTTAGCTAGTTTATTTTGTAAACCTTTAGACACTTTCAATCCGTACTTTTCCGCTTCAAGAATAAAGTTAACTGCTTTTGGTCCCGCAAAAGAGGCTGTATACAATGCGCTATTTTTTACAGCTTCAAAGATATCGTTTGTCTCGGCTCCATTAGCTGCATCTCCTAAAATTCCATCTTTAAAAATTGTGCTAGGTAGAGCTTTAAATAAGCTTCCAATTACACCAGAAGCTTTTCTGTAAGTTCTTGTTTTTTTAGTTGAGATTCGCTTCGACTCCATTTGTTCTGAAGTTTTATTTAAGTCAATTGCAAAGTTTGGCAAGAAACCTCTCGCGGCTGTTTTCTTTTTACTGTCCAAATAGTTGAGCATTTGATCAACTACGTCTCTAGCTGGAGATCCAGTCAGTTTTGCAAAACCTGGATCGATAATACTCGCTACCCCTCCTTTTGATGCCATGTCTTTCAATAAAGCAAGAGAACCGACTGCATCGGTTGGATAGTTGCTCATTCCGTCGAGGTACTTTTCTGCGTTTGAATTAACGATGTAATTTGCTCCGTGTAAATCAGGAAGATCCAATCCTTTAGTTTTAACAGCGGAACGCATAGTTCCTAGTCCAAAGTATCTACCTTTATCAATACCTTTATCAAATCCAAGCGCTGCTTTTCCAAGCTTACCAGATATGATTTCTTTTCTTATTCCGCCTCTTCTATTAGATTCATTGAAACCAGATAATGTTTTTGGTCCATAAATTCCTGGGATATTCAAATATCTATTGATATATTGACTGATCAACCATTCCTGAGAAAGTGCATTTTTTGGACCATCTTTATAAAACTTCTTAACGCCAATATCCATTCCACCTTTTGATCCTAAGCGTAAAAAACTGGCTTCTGCACCAGATCCGATTCTTCTACTTTGGCTAACAAAATTTGGAATAAAACCACCAGCAGCAGTTGCGTCCTTATCAGGAACCATTGGTCTTTTTGCAGCCTGAGCTTTTATTTGACTCTCTATTTTTGGAGCCAAAATAGGATCATTCATTGATTTTTTAACCAAGGAATTAACTTGTTCTTGGAAACTTGATTCTTTGCCGCCACCTCTCTTCGCATCTCCTCTGACAGCGTTGACATTGAGCATTTCTTTAATTGCTGCGGCATTAGTAAAATCAAATGGCTTATTTTCTAATTTAGGATCGAAAGAAGAGTAAATATCTTTCATTGAAGTTAAAGCAGCTTTTGAAGCAGCTTCGAAAAGTTGCCCTTCTGCTCCCGCAGGAAGAATTCCTCCTTTTGATGAAGAACGTAATGATCCTAATTTTTCCGAAAACTCAGAAAAACCTACTCCAGAATAAAGCCTTCCATATAAAGACTGAGCTAAACTAACTATTGGACCAGCAAATAACTTGTTAATTTTTTCAGAAACATTTTCTGCGGTTTGTTTTGTTGGAACTCCAGTTTGTTGAATGTTCTTCAAAATAATCTTATCATCCATTAATAAGTTTTCAGGCTTATTGGAAAGATTCAATACTTTCATTCCTCCAGATAAAAGTCCAGTTTTTGATTGTTTTCTAGCAGTCACTAAAGCTAATCCTCCTAAAGTATTAGCGTCAATGTTGAAGTCCATAACACCCTTCTTCAACTTTTCTTCTTCTCGTTTTGTTATGTCAGCTTCTTTTTTTACTGAAGCAATGGATGGATTTCTTTTAATGACATTATCAATATTTGATTGATAAGTTTCTACGCCATTAGGGAAAACGAATTTTTTTCCACCTGGTTCTTTTCTGTAGCTTTCTAAATCTGGATAATATTGTCTAATAGTGTCTGCTAAATCAGCAAAGTTTGGTATAAATCCAGAAGATAGGTTTTTTATATATTTTCCAGTATTATCAAGCCATCTAGGTCTTGAACCTTTATTCGCTCTGTATTTATCGGTTTGAATTAAATCATTTATGAATGTATTTCGTCTCGATGATTTTTCCTTGGCTTCTTCTTGATTATTATGAACTAATAAACCATCTATTTTAACATTATCTTTATTATTTGTCCAAACAGAATCTAGAGCGTTTCCAAAATTATAATTTTCTATATGCGATCTTAAAAATTTTAACTTTACATCGCTTGCATCATAACCACCGCTTTTAACCTCTAATAAGGAAGTTGCGTTTTTATATCCATCTACCGCCGACCTTCCTATATCACTATATCTCATTCCTTGAGTTTTGTACCCAAGTTTGTTAGCCACTCTAAGCTCATATGCTAATTCTGACTCTCCAGGATTAAGTGGAATATATTTTTTTCTATATGTGCTACCTATTAAATTAATAGAATCTTCTTCAGTTAATCGATTATCTAAAGATTTTGATTCCCTAAGTCTTACTCCACTAGTAGTATCAAAATATCTTGTTACGTCAGAAACTTTTACAAAATTTGGAATCAATCCACCAGATGCACCGATCTTCTTTGCTCCAGATGGCATTCCCATAGAGCGAACCATGTCTCTATTAAAGATCGCTGTTCCGCCACTGCCCGCAAAATTCGGAACTGCATACTCTCCAGTGTGAGCAACAATAGATCCTTTCTTACCTTGACCAAAATTAAAATTAGGAATAACAACTGGACGATCTCCAGATCTTGCGCCACCAACACCTTTTCTAATATCAGACGATTCTCTAGAAACCGCTGGTGTGTATCCACCCGCCGCTCTAGGCACTCTTAACCCTTCTCCAGTGCTTCTCACTCCTGCTCCATAAAGAGGAGCAGCCAAAGCGCTTGCTGTAGAAGCCATTCTTCTCATTGAGGCTTCTTGCAATACGATAGCATCAGACATCAGTTTAATCTGAGCCGCTCTATTACCCTCCAAAGCGAAAAGTTGGCGTTGAAGTCCGACATTTCTAGATAGAGCCGAAGCAATAGACTGTTCGACATTTTGAATTTCTTTGGCAGCTTTTCCAATTCCAAAGAATCCTTTTAAGCTCGCAAAACCAAACTGAGCAAGGTCTTTTGAAAGCTTTAAAATAATAGCCGCAAACAAAGCTAAACCTGGACCTGTAACAAGATTTCCAATACCTTTAGCTAAACCTCTAAAAACATCCCCCAATGCACTTTCTTCACCGAGGATTTTTTGGATTCCTTCAAGAAGTCCATTGAAAAATCCAAGCAAGCTTTTAGCATTGTCAGTGATGCCAATTTTTCCTAATGTAGCTCCAAGCTGCTCCGCACTCAAAGATGTCTTATTGATCAAAGCAGCTAATGTAACATTCAACGCTGCGTTCTTTTCATAAGCTTGGTTTGTGCTTTTTAGAGATATTTCAGTCGCTTTAAAAGCTACTGATGATTGACTGCTCAAATCTTCTAATGTAGCTAATAACTTATCGATTTGGAATCCACCACCAACTTTTTCAGTAATCTCAGCAAGTTGAACTTGATTCAAGCTTTTGATTGTACCAGCTAAGTTTTCGAGAAGTTTTGTAGCTGGCAATATTCTTCCTTGAACATCTGTTACAGAAACTCCAAGTTGTTGCAAAGCATCCAAAGTGTCTGTTCTCTGCAATCTTGTGAAGATTGTTTTAAATGAGTTACCAATAACCGCTCCACCAACAGATGTTTTTTCTTGAACAGCTGTGATGATACCAACCAACTCGTCAAAAGAAACTCCAGCTTGCTTCGCAACAGATGATGATCTCTTAAGACCTTCAATTAAGTCCTTTTCAGAAACTGAGTACTTTTGAGAAACAGTAACAAGTTTATTTAAAACTTCAGATGTAGTAATACCTGTACTCTTGAAAGCATTAACTGCGGCAGTTAAACCAGATACCGATCTTTCTGCATCCAATCCAGACAAACGAGTCAAGATAAGAGCATCATTGATTCTTTTAAGAGATTCTTCTGTGCTTAAACCTTGTCTAGCTAATTCAAGAGCGCCTTTTGCAACAGCGTCAAATGATTGACCTGTGTTTTTAGCTACATCGAATAAAGAGTTACCAAATTTCTCCAACTCAGAAGAGCTTTTTTGGAAAACAGAATTAATTTCCGTTAAAGATTTTTCAACCGCAATGGTGTTTTTAACTAAAGCGCTAAATGCACCTGCAACTCCATTGATAATACCAACAGAAGCTCCGAATGCAAATACGCGAGCATTCGCCGCTTCCATCGATTTGGTGAATTCATCAGCTTGTCCAGTGATACGACCAAGAGGTTGAGCTAATGCATTAATTTGGCGGGAATTGGTTCCCAAATTAATTTGAGCGCCTTTCCCAGCATTTCTCAATGCCGCTTGAATGCTCGCTTCTAAACCTGTTTGCGTTACTGGTATTTGAACTGACGCTGCCATAAATAGTCCTTACTCCTTTGTCCTATTTACACAAAAAACAATATTTTAACCCATCAATTTCATCAAATCTTCCATATTCATACTGCCGCCATTTTTACTGATCTCATCAGAAAGGCTTATTGCTTTCGCTCCTGAATCAACAAATGATAAATCTTCTTTGGTAGCGCCGAAAACAGCAGTAGCACCACTATCAGAATTCTTAAACTTCTCACTCGTCTTGCTACCACTTCTTTTTGATTCTGAGAACCTTAACACATCGGCTGGATTCTTTTTTATACTTTCTGGAATATCATCATTATACTGAAAGATATTAAAGAAAATTCTAGCATACAGCGCCAACTTTAACTGATATACAGAAAGCTGAATAATAGGTTTTCCATAAAAAGAATGAAGATGCTCTGTCTGAGACAGATACATATTAAAGAAATCCCGCAAAACAGAGTGCTGTATATTATCTTCGCCTAATCTTGTGCCGCACATTTGGTGCTGTTTAATCAAATGATGAATGTCAGTATCACTTATTTCCGCAAAACTATCTTCGGTAAACAAATGTTCTTTTAGTTCTGCATCTTTATATATGATATAGCGGATAAACTCTTCATTGGATCTTGAAGATCCATAATCCTCTGCTGTTTTGCCGATAACTTCTTTTCTTTTGATCTTTAGAACATAAAGTTCTTTGGATCTTTCTTCGATTGACGCTTGAGTTTTATCTTTTTGAGACGGTAGAACTAAGTTCATTTTAGTCTGTTTAAGATTGGCAATTTCATTTTCCAACTCTGCTATTTTTTTATCATCTTCTGCCAACCATAAGCCATCGGCAACCAACCGATCTAGCATTTCTTTCTCAGTTGGTATGCCTTTATCGAGAGCTATGTTTTTATACTTTTCGTAGTATCGATGAATATATCGCTGATCGCGGATAGAAAAGTGCTTTAGATAAACAGGTTGACCTTTATAATCAAACTCTGTATATCCATCGAATATCTCTCCTACGATAGCGATATACTGTTCTTCACTCACAGATCATTACTTTCCAATCTCTTCATCAGAGAGTCAAATGATTCCTTGTCGGAAGCTTGGTTGAAGAACCAGAACGCAAGAACAGTTGCAGCTTTCTTGGTGATCAAGAAATACAAACTATCTTCAGATTCTTCTCTGCGATAGTATTCTTCAAGACGATCTTCAAAACTACCCGCGCCAAAATACGGAGATGGTGAATCTTCGCCTTCTTCCTGAATGTAAGTCAACATAATCACATACCAAAGAATAAGCCTGTTCTGAGCTTTTACATCTGCGGTGTGATCAAACAATGATTGGTAGTTTGATTCGAACTCAACAATTTGGCGGCGAACTTGAGCCAACTCAGAAGTGATTTCCTCGACTCTGGTTTTTTGCTTGTCTGTTTTGTTTTGAATAATCTCCAATCTTGAATATTCGTTTTGAATATCGAAAACCTTTTTGTATGAATCAACCAAAGACTGAGCATCGTCTTCACTCATCAAACCTCCAGTATCGCTATACTTTTTAGCCAACATCGCTTTTGTAAGAATGCCTTTCTTGACACACTTACTCATTTCGACGCTGAATTCAAGCTCAGCTTCTTCCAACTCTCTGCGAGAAGGTCTTTTCAACTTGATTGTGACTGGAACGGAAGTCTTGATCTTCTTCTTGACTGTGATTTCCTCCTTGGTCTTTTTGTCGATCTTGGTTGTTACTTCTTCCTTTTCGATTTCCTTGTCAACGCTGAAGCTATATAGCTCTTTGATTTTTGTTTCCATTTTAGTTGTTTTTAAATATAAAGCTTACTGTATAATTTTCCATTTCGGACGAGAAATCTCTTAAAGATTCGTTGCCACGGTCAAGTATTTTTTTTCTAATCCATGCGAACTTGTTTTCATCAAAATGATTTGCTGTGTCTATGATAGAATGATATTCTTGTGGAATATTATCATACAACTTACCATAATGATAATCATGATCTGCTTTCATGTCTTCAACAATCTTCAACATGTCTTTAAATATGCATGTTATCGACTGTTTATACCTCTTTTCTAAAAAAATTTGACCATTCATCCTTATGCCTTAATTTATAATAGATAAAAAAGTGTAAAATTCAATATGCCAAGCTTAATAAATATCGCAAATCAATTAAAAGTAACATCCGCTTTTGCAAATTTGCACGACACATTTTCCAAAGAGATAACTGTTTATAAAAATTCAAAGCAAGTAACTATTGCCAGTTCTGCTCAATACAATTCTATCTATGGAAACGCTGGAGCGTATAGCAACACACAAAATCAAATAGTATCTTCTACATTCATGGCTCGAATCTACTATATTAAGATGGACGAAGAATTTCTATCAGACTCAGCTTCTAATAAAGGATCTCAAAACAAAATAATAATGCCGCAAGGATCTGTTAAGATAGTGGTTGACCCCGCTGGTTATCTTTTCATAAAAGAAGCAAGAAAGGTAGAATTCGATGGCAAAACTTTTTCAATTAAAAGCGATGGAGTTCCAATGGGGCTTTTTGAAAATCAATACTATGAATTCTTTTTAACTCCATTAGATGAATAATGAAAATACCCAAGCAAGTATTAGACAGTGTTAATTTGCAAGCGAATAAGATTCTAAGACCTCAAGTAGAAGATGGTTTGCGAGATATTGTTGACGATATAAAGAAACAAATGATTGAGGAATTCATGAATCACCCAGTAACTGAAGAAATAATGAATGGTTATAATTCAGAAAATATATCTAATACTTTAGGCGGTTATGGCAATTTATTTTCTTTTATCGGTTTTGATTTTGGTGATGCGCCAGTTATCCCAATAATAGAAATATTAGAACAAACTAGTATTATTTTTTCTAGATCTGGGCGAAATATTATTACTGCGAACATTACCTTACCGTCCGCACAAGACATATTCGCTAAAACTCCCATGCCATGGGCTTCTGGAAGAAGTTGGGCCAAAGGAATAGAATCTGGAATTTCTGGATTAGGGTTTTATCTTAATTCTTATGGAAAAGGCAACTCTAACGCTGGTATTCAAGTTGAATCAAAGATGAGAGGCGGTCGCTTTAAAAATACTTTATACATATCGGCTTTAATAAATAAGTACCGAATACTTTTCTCTAAAATTAATTACGCGCAAATAAACATTAAAATATCATGATCGAACAATTTCAACATAGAGCAACAACATCATTCATGCTTTGGTTTGACAACTTTTTATTGAAAAAGGGTCAAGCATTCAGCAATCAAACAGGAGTTTTTCATAACTACACTGATGATAGATTAGACAGTAGATACAAATCTTTCGGCAGTCCTTATAAACAATGGGTTACTGATTCTTCAATCAGCGGAGCAGTGATTCCTTCTGGTGTTTATATAAGTGGATCTTTCCAACCAAGAAGCAATAGTCTAATTTTAGATTTCGAAAATGGACGAGCATTAATCAGCGGAACTTCAAACACCGCATCAATCACTGGATCTTTTTCGGTGAAAGATTTCAACATATACTTCACAAATGATGGAGAAGACGATCTACTTGTCGATAAAAAGTATAATTCTAATCCAAGAGTTTATTCCGCGCCAAATACATATGTAGAACCATACGATCAAGTAGTTCCAGCTATATTCATTTCCAGCCAATCAATGCGAAATGATCCATTTGCTTTTGGAGGAGAAGATACTACAAAGATTTCGATGAAAGCTGTAGTGCTTGCCGAAAATCCTTATCAATTAGATGGAGTTCTTTCTATTTTTGCTGATTCTTATAACGAAGTTATTCCCAACATTCCATACTCTGGCAATCCAATCACTGAATATGGAGACATTAAAAATGGACGTTTTTCCTATGAAGATTTAAAAACTCAATACGCTGGAAATCCATTATTCTTTGTCGAAGATGTTGACACTTCAAAATTAACAGACAAAGCGCGAAAATCTTTGGCAAACGACTTGTACATTGGCTTTATTGATTTCGAAATATATCAACAAAGATACCATAGATGATAAAAATAATTTCACTTTTTTATGGCGCAACTGTAAAGACAATAAAGATAAAAAATTATGGCACGTAACCGAGTAATTTACCAATCAGAAGCTTTATACGTTAGTTCTGGACTTCTTTCTACAGGAACTAGTCAGCACGTTCAATTAGATCGCGTACAAAGCGCAAACTACAACTTCTCTATTAGTCGTCAAGATATTAACCAATACGGAGAATTAGCTCGTATTGATTCTATAACTTTGGAACCTCCAACAGTCAGCTTGGATTTTTCATATTATCTTACAGACGGAACTAATGAAAGAGCGCTAGGTTTCTTTGTGCAAACTGGAAGCGCAACCGCTGGAAACTTCCCATCTGGACACATGACCACTACTAGTGGTAGAAATTTCTTCATTGTCACCTCTTCAGAAGGCGATGACTTAAATTATTCAACCGCAAGCGGTCAAATCAAATCGGTGATTGGTATTGGTAATGGATTCGTTTCAGATTATACTCTTGATGTGGCTGTAGGAAGCTTGCCAACTGTTTCTGTAACTATTGAAGGAGCTAATATTGCAGCATCTGGATCGTTTATTGCTACTGGTGTTGGTTATACTGGCATCACTGGTCAAAATCCATCCGTTAATCCAGAAAACGGAATTGCTAATTCTGGAACTGGAGTTCTTCTTCCTACTGGCAAAACAAACTTAGGCAATTCACTTATCAGCGCTTTAAGACCTGGTGATGTAACATTAACCTTTGGCGGTATTACAGGAGATGGATCTGGTGTTATTTCTGATTTAGCAGCAAATTCAAATGGTATTCATATCCAAAGTGCAAGCTTATCAGTTCCTCTTTCTCGCTCTCCATTGCAGCGCCTTGGAAGCAGATTCCCATTTGCTAGAGCGGTTGACTTCCCAGTTACTTCCACGCTAACAGTAAATGCTATTCTGAATGAAGTAACAGCTGAGAATTTATCAACCACATTAAATAATAATACCACAACCGATATTACTTTAACTATCAAAAAACCTGGAGCAACAGAAACAGCCATGATTTATGTGCTTAAAAAAGCTAAATTAGACAGTGAGTCTTTTAGCTCAAGTATTGGATCAAATAAAACAGTTGATCTTACTTTCTCAACTCAAATTGGTGGACCAAATGATACTGGCAATGGTGTCTTTGTAAGCGGCATTGGATCAGGCTCTATCTTCTAATATAAAACTCTAGATATAACAAAAAAAGGCTGGCATTTCTGCCAGCCTTTTTTATTTACTGTTTTTCCTACATTAGATAGTTATATTAAGAGCATCTACTCCTCCAAGTTGCAGAGGCTGGGATTGGTATATATTATAGTAATGAGAAAGCTTCTCGACTTTTCTATCACTTTCTTCTGCAAGGCTTTTGTAAACCTTGGATACTTCGTTTTTATTGGTGAATGTAACAGAGCTATTACCATCTCTCAAACTAAGAATATCAGAGCCATTAGTATTGCCAATCAATCCTCTTAAAGCATTGCGTGATTGCTTTCTATAGTAACTACCCATATACAACTCTTTGTAAATAGATTGCGACTCTAAATCTAGCTCAGCGTCGATTCCGCTGTATGAAGTATTTATTCTATTGTTTAACTGCCCCAAATTACTTTCGAGCCAAGCTTCGATGTAAGAATTATACATCACTCCAGTGTCTCCATCGAATTCTGTTTGAAAAATATTTAATGCTAAGTCGCTAATTACACTCATACAATATATTACACTTAAATATCCCCAAGGATTTTCAATAATTTCTTATGTTCTGGATTGTTTGGATCGGGAACAAAGCTGTTTACTGGTGATGGCATAATGTTCCGCCGACTGTTCTTTGTATACGCTTGGAATTCCCTGATTAGATTTTTCTTTAAAGTAGGATATTCGTGGAATGGATTAATGCCGATCTTATTTGCCAGTCTTTGCAAATCAGTGATAGACATTTCTTTGAGATTCTCCTCGAAGATCTCAAGTTCGTTTGTACCGAATGGACTAATTTGAGATACGCCGAGAATAACCTCTAGCTCTCTCATATTTTGAACGAACTCTGGAGTATTCACTTGGCCATTAGCTCTCATGTGCGAGATTTGTTCAATCAATCCTTGTGGATTACTAGATCCGTTTATTGTTTGAATTTCTGGCTTCAATGCACCATTTGTTTCTTCGATTTTCTTTTTTCTAGGCATACTTTATTATATCTTAAAACTCATGTTTTTAAATAAAAAAGAGCCGCCCCGTTAAGGGCGGCTCTTGGGAGGGTTTATCGCTATTAAGCAAGACCAGAAACGATCTTACCAACGAGAGCGCGGGTATCGAGAACCATACGACCTTCTTCAAGAGAGCCGAAGTAACCGATCTTGCTCTGACGGACGCTGTATTGATCATCAGCGGTGAGAGAGAACTCAGAACCGTTTTCTGAATCAACAGCAACTGCACGGATAAGCGAGTCGCGAGTACGATCAAGACCGATGATGATTTCTTCGTTAGTTCCATCAAACACAGCAGAGTTTCCGCCAGCTGCATTGGTGAATGCGCCCGTTCCAGCTACAACATCAAATACAGTATTAAAGCGTTGGCCTTTACCAAGCTCATTAATTTCCATGATAGAAACACCATAGAACTCAGGAATACCTGCGCTGTTATAGATAGAGGTTCTCATATCTTCTGGAGCAGGAATATCTGTCTTAGTTCCTTGAGTATTGATAGGATTGTAAGCCATTGCACGAAGCTCTTGAACAACTTCTGGAGAAACAATGATGTCAGTCAAGCCACGACCTTGGCGAGCTTCTGGAGTACCACCAAGCCATGAGGTATTGATTCTCTTGGCAAGAGTGAAGAGTTCGTTAAGATCCGCAAGCAAGAAGCGACCATTGGTATTAGCACGTTGAACGTGTTTCTTACCATTAGTTGTAGCACCAGCAAGTGAACCTAAAAGAAGGTTAGCAGAAGTCTTCTCTTGCTTGAAGAGAATTTCTTGTGCAAGACGAGTAAAGGTCTTGCTGATAACATCCATACGGCTCTTAGCAGCATAACGCTTGTCAAAGCTCAATGCAGAATCAAGAGTGTAGGTGTGGATCTTCATTTCAGAAACAGTTGGTAAAACTTGGTTCTGAGGAAGACCACCAGCTGCGCTTTGGCTATATACGGTGATATAGTCTTCAGCAGCTACGTCGTAGTATAAATCGAGCGGAATACTTGGATTGTCATCAGCGTTGAATTGAAGCGGAGTGAACAAGTTGCTCAAGGTAGGAGCATTGTTGATAACTTCAGCTAAAACTGGACCGATGAATTCAGCAAGAGCGACTTGAGCTTCCATCGCAACAGCGCGATTTCTTGAAGCCATAGCTTTGATTAACTCGATTTGTTCAGGAGTTCTTTTTAAAGTAATTTTCATATTTAAATTTTTCTAGGTTAGATTAGAGTCCAAGACCGATGATTGCATAGCTTCCTGAAAGTGGATCGACAAGGTTGGCAGTCGAAGTAGCAGAAGTGCGTGAACCAGTAGCGATAACAAGAGCAACTCTTGCTGGATTAGTGATTGCACAACCAGTTAATCTACCGCTGGTGCCTGATGAAAGAGCGAGTCCACCACCAACACCGATTTGAGTAGCGCCAGTTCCGATAGGTGCAGTAAACGCAGCATCATCAAGTGTGAAAATACCGCGAGTTGCAACTGGAACTGCTTGACCTGGAAGCATACACATAAGCTCTTCAGCTTTTTGTGGGTAGTAAAGAAGCTTCTCACCGTTTTCGTCAAGCTTTGCAGTTTGGCGAAGAGTCATGCCGATAAGCGCATCACCCGAAGTAGCAGGCTTGAGGCTGATGCTAACTCTTGGGTATTGGTTGGCTCCAACGTGTGGATAATTTGTCTTACCAAGATATGATGCATAAGCATTATCATAAGTAATGGTATCCACGTTTAAGTTTCCGCTTTCAATAGTAACGAAAACGCCAGCGTCTCCGTAGCTAGTAGCGCTGCTATCAAGAACTGATTCGTTAACAAATCCAGTTCCAAGAGCGAACATGTTGATAACGTCAGTTTCGTTATATTGTCTGAATGGTAATGTTCTAAGTGACATAATATTAGTTTATAGATTGTTTAGGAAATAATGATGTTTTTGCGATCAAATGCACTAGCGAATTTTTCTCTGAGTGATTTGACTTCTTTTGAAGATTCTTCATTTGAATTAGGAAGTCCACTTTCAGAAGCTTGAGCTTTTTCAAGAGCTTCTTCAGCGAGTTCCTTGTCGGTTTTGGTTTCTGAAGCGGTAGAAACAGAAGCGAGCTTCTTAGCGACTTCCGCATCAATTCTGTCTTGGATACTCTTTTCGTAAGAAGCCTTAACTTCTTTGTTCTTGTGTTTCCACATGATTGAAAGCTTATCTTGATAAGCAGCAAAAGCTTCGTCAGAAAAATCGAGAGACTTGAGTTCATCGAGAAGAACTTTGCGATCTTCGTCATCAAGATCGTAGCTATTATCGACAACTTCCATTCTAGCATTGAAGCAAGCAATAGCTTCTTCTTGCTTTTTGAAATTTTCGAATTCTGCAATGCGCTGTGAAGCTTGGCCAATGTCAGCTTGTAGTTTTTCAACTGAAGCTTTTAGCTCTTCACGCTCTTTAATTGCAGCAGCCGCTTCTTCTTCGGCTTTGGTTAGAGATGCACGATATTCGATATCTTTTTGTTTGATAGCGTCGGCAAATGTACTAGTCATGTTGGCGACAGCTTCTTCGGAGAATTTTTTCTCCACAAGAAGATCTTTAAGTTCAGAGAGGACTTCTTCAATATCCATAATAGTTTCTTTTTTGTGTTTTACATTCGCTAACTGTATTTGGGAAATAGATGATTCAGTTTTTTTATTATAATTTTTGTTTTTAATATCAAAAAATGTTTTTTTGTCTCTTTTGTCTTTGATTTCCACCATAGATGAAGATTCATTGTCAGAATATAAACCTTTTACATCAGCAGCTGGATTTGTTGTGAAACCTATTCCCAATGGATAAATTTCTCCAGTTAACAAACGATATACATGACTGCCATCATCAAGTTTACCAGCGCCACCATAAGCTTTAAGCTTTCTACGCATTTCTTCAAAGTGTTTTGGATTGCTGATAATCTCAGCGTCTTTTAAATCAGCGCCTCCGACAGCTATCAAGAACTCACTGAAACCAACTTCCCAACTAGTGGATATTGATTGATAAAGAGAGTCTTGAGGATCTACTGATCTTTCTATAAGCTTGGCAAATTCTTTGTTTGCGTATTTATAAACAACAGCGCCCAAAGCAATGTTGTAAGGATCTTTTTTATCCAAAGCTTCTTCAATCTCAATCAAAGAATTTGTTCCATACTCACTAAAACCAGCGCTTACAATATGACCGACGACTTTACCTTTATCATGTTCAATATTAGTCGGCTTGTGCAAGAAGTTTTTAATTACTCTTGCAGCTGTTGCCGAATCCATTCCATCATCATTTTTATTGAACTTGTTGACTATTGCGGCATTAAAAGCAACACCAATCAAATCAATATTTTCAGAAAAATCAATATCTTTTGGAAGTAATGGTTTTAAATTTTCTAAAGAAGCTTTTGAAATAAAAGACTCATCTCCCTTGACACAAGAAAGAATTGGCGATTCAAATTTCGCTGTGTATTTATACTTCATATTTAAAAATCATTATTCTTTTCCTTCTTCCATTTTTTCTTCTTTTTCTGTTTCTTTATTCTCATGAGAAGCTGGATCTGATGATTTGTCCATCTTTTTAAGAATAGCTTTTTGAAGAGCTGGTGGAAGTTTTTTCTGTGCTGGGGTTAATTCTCCAGAATTACTTTCTTCCATAAGTGTCGCTTGCATTTTGTCAAATTGAACCGCACAAGCTTTCATTGTCGAGTCATCGTCCATATCGCTTGTATCAACAAGAGCTTTATCATCTGATGCACATGTACTCATGAATGATTTGTATACAACGGCTTTTTTATCCGCCATCTTAGCAAGAGACACTTGAACCTCTCCGTTTTTAATTTCAACTGTTTTTTCAAGTGGAACTTTAACGTCTTCTGGATTAATTTTCATTTATTTTTTGGGAGTGATATAATAACGCTGCTGAATAATCATCTTCAATCTGATGTTCAGAAGCTATCTCTAAAACTTCTGGGATTATTGATAAAGAAGCTATTTCGTCAAAGTTGTTTACACAAGAATACGCGGTATCTTCCCAACAATTTAATTCTTTAGAAACTGCTATAGAATGAGACAACTGTTCAAGCATTTCGTGCTGTTGATTATTTAACTTTTTCAAGTTCAACTTACTCTTCAACTCTTTTTCCATGTTGGCTTTTACAGCTTCAATATTCTTGATTACTGCTTGAATATTTTTTATAGAAAAATTGGCTTTTGTAATTGGTATACCAGTTGTTCCTTCTGGTCTTCCCGCAACCTTGTTTGTTTGATTGATTGTCGCCTTGTTAGCGTTTGGATCTTTCGGCGGTGCAATAACAGGAACACCTCCAACAATTGGATTATAATACCCATCTTCTCTTTCCTTGACAAATCCTTCTTGAGCGGGAGCGATGTCTTCGGCTTTTGGAAACTGTCCAGTATGAAACATTTCCATTCCTTGCTGTGGAGTAATGATTCCAAGCTCCATAAGGCGTGTAGAAACGCGCATAAGCTGGGTTTGATCTCTGATATCAATATCTCTGAAGTGAGCCGTAGGAGAGTTCTTCAAGCCCATGTCCTTGGCTATCCTGCGAATCTCAGGCTGCAAGAAATCATTCAAGAATGCGTTTCTCGCTTCTTTTAATCTATCGATGAAAATTTGAGCTTTTACTTCAGTAGCACTATACTTTTCCTCACCAATAACAATGTTCTGAAGACCTTGCCTGATATCTTCATTCAAAACTTTATATTTATCTGGACCAAGAACCTTATTTAATTCTGGAATTACGAACTCTGCTTTTGTGGTATAATCAGAAATTAAAACTCTTCCAACGCTTTCGTTTTTAAACAGACCTTGCATCGCTAATAAGTTATTTTGATTAATGCCTCCCTTGTCTGGTTCGGCTCCCATCGTAATCAAAAGAATAACGTTTTCGACTGTTCTTGTAATAGCCTGATCCATTTTCTTCAATTCCATTTTAGCATTGATATCTTCAAGCACTGGATAACCGAATGGAACGGCAAATGGTTCGTAATCTTGCTTTTTATAAAATGAATATGTGAGCTTCAGGGGATCAAGTTCAATTTTTAAACCATCAGAATAATAAGCACCGTTCTTAATGTCTTTTTTTACTTCTGAAGGAAGACCTTCTAAGATATCTTTATCTTCTTGACTGATTGGATTTTGCAAACGAGCCAATTCATACTCAGAAAGAATTTTTTCATAAGCTCCAGTATTAAAGGTCGAACCTCTTTTAGCGACTACATCAAATGGATTTAATAAAATATACTTAACTGGAATTTTATTCACCATAGATGTGATATCTCCAATTTGTCGCATCACTTTAGTGTAGTCATCGACTTGGAATTTACCATCTACTCTATAAAGGAAAATATTACCGCTTCTATAATACTCGCGGAAGTATTGATCTTTTAAATTCCACAGCTTAATTTTCTTAAACCATTCCGTAAAGAAATCCCTGCTTTTTTGAGATCCGCCTTCAAAGTAAATTTCAGTATTGGCAAACTCTGCCATGATATCAATAGCATTTCTGAATATAGCTATGTTGGCATAAGCTTTTTGGCAAAGTTCAATAGCTTCTCGCACGTTGACTCCATCCATTGCATAACTATACGGCAAGAGTCCATTTCGGATGCTGCTGAATCTGTCAAGAGTTCTATTTAATGCAGACCTATTAATTCTACTACCGCTTGGTTGATCATTGTTTAATCGCCCATAAGATGCCTTGGATACATCGTGTTTACTAGATGCATCTGAAACATAAAAAGGCTCGCCGCACAACTCTGGTTGATAATCATTTTGCGAAGTTGGACCGACAGGATTAAACTTGCTCTGACTGATCTGATTCCAGTATTCAGATTTTTTTTGGTATTTACGTTTCGATGATTCCATTTACTTATTTTACACCAAAAGTCGAAAAGTTAACTTTAAAAGTTAATGAATAAACATTGGAACGAATGTAGATTGCACGGTTTCTTGCGGCGTAGACATCATATCATAATATACACTCATCATCCAATTTCCCAGCACAAGAGCGGAGTAAGAGTCTTTTCTCGCTTTGTCAGCGCCTCTTTGCTTTTTGAGATTAAGCGGTAAATCAAAACTTTGAGTTCCTTGCGTCGAACTCGAAACTTGAATTAAAGCGCATTGAACTTTAATCGTATCAACACTGTCTTTAAGATGCTCAATAAAGTCGATCATTTTTGCTCCTTCATTTTTTTCATCGTCGATACGCAAGAATTTCAAATCAGCAATGGGAATGTTTGCTGTTTTTTGTCGAGTGAAGTCATCGTTCAGAGCCATGCTTGCAAACCATATGTTTCTATGATCAAACGCTGACTGCAACAACTCATTCGCATATCTTATCCAAAAAGAACTTGGCTTTCTTAAAAATACTATTCTTTTGGATTCTAAATTATATTGATTTCTAGCATCGCGCAAGGATTTTTCATATTCTTGAGTATTGTCTAAATCAGCGTCAAAGCATTCTAATTTGAAATTATTCTTTTTGAATAACTCACTTTCGTTGCAAGAATTTAAAAACTGCACGCCACCATTATAGTCTCCTACAACGGCAACCACATTAAATGATGTCATCAAGTAGTAGAAATACTCAATATGCTTTTTCAAGTTTGTACCAGATAAAGCATACGAGTGAACCACGATGCCTGTTCTTTGATTTGGCTGTAGTTTGATAACTTGCATGGCAAAATCATCAGAACCATCACTTTCAGACCATGATGGGTCAAACGATACAATATATTTTGCTTTAGAATCCCCTATTACTTCGACACACTGCCCTTCTCCGTCTGGAACAGTGCATTGAGCCATCTTACTCACTTTGAAGTATCCAGAGCTATCATCTGTGAACACAGAGCCGAATTCTCGCTCGAACTGTGCGACACTCATGGTAGCTTTTGATTGGTCCAGAAGGTTGGCATCGTAAAGTTGCTCTGGAGCGCAATCATAACTCAAGTGCATAATAACTCTATGAGCTTTATCTTTTTGTTCGGGATTCATAATCAAGTTTTCATACTGCAAATAAAGTTTGTATAAATACTCGAATCGATAACTCGCAGAAGACAGTCCAATTATTTTGTTGTGAGGCCAAAGATGGCGCTCAGATTCTTCCATTTTCCCTTCTTTTATCATCTTAGTTTCTAGATCATAAACTTGTTGCCTTTCAGTTGGATTTTCTACAACAGCCAAGAATGGTAAAATGACTTCATTGAGAATCTTTTCTGGCATCAATAAAAGTTCGTCAATAATCATTCTTTGGAAACGGAAACCACGAAGTTTTTCACCATCACCAAGAGGCAGCGCTGTAATTTTACTTCTTCCAATTTCCATAACCCATTCATCGTTGCTTTTAGAAACTCTTGTAATGCATTGAGACAATAATGCAGCTTTCGGGCTTCTAGAAATATCTTCGATCTTTCTGAAAATCATCTTTGACTGTCTGAATGATTTACTAATAATCCCAATGTGGACACCCTGATTGAATATGGCATCTAAAATAGCAAACACAGCTGTTGAGAATGATTTAGAAAGACCTCGCGAATTATGGTGAACAAAACCGTTTCCAACATAACACTCTTCATTTTCTACAGTAATATCGACAGATTTAACTAA